ACGATTTCGACTTTGCGTTGGGATCATTACGTTTGCTCTCGGGTACCTCCTGTTTGTATCTAGCTGTTTGCTAGATGTATACAGTGTGCCTCTTGAGCGATTGGATGATATGCTATATTGCGTATCACCTGATGTCAGATTGAACGGAGATTTATCATATGATAACCTCGAACATGGTATACGACATATGTCGATACTACGTTACCGACTGGACCGACGAGCTCGGGCCCGAAGTTTCGAAAACGATCCTTGGATGGATACGCTCGAGACAACTGGCTAAGCTCGCCGAATGTCAGTCGCATTTTCCCTGTACATTGTACTCGGGGAAGATAATGAAACACCTTATGCAAATTGAAGCATTCTTCAAGAAGAATGACTCCTTTTCTGCGCCTGATAGTGAGGAGACCACTTTGGCCTCTTTCTACTCTGCTGAAAAGCGTTGTAGAATCACTAACAAACGTCTGGACCATTACTATACTCATCTCGATCGTTTAGATCCTGATATGAGAAAGTATATAGCCCGGATGCAGAAATGGATCCAATATGTGTTGGGTGATTTCAAACCACAACCTGGAAAAGAAGCAGAAGGTTCAGATTTCCTGAGCCAGCTTCCATCCTTGTTGCGGGTGACTGACGGCGCTTCAGCTACACGAAGCAGATCCAAGTCTCAACCTTATCTTAAGATGAGAACGAGAAATATCTGCGTGCCATCTTCGGCAGTCCATCTGGTGAAAACTATCTATGCCTATTTTGGCTTCGATAATATTACCATTAAACTGACGGAGTGGAACCGTGTAGAAGTCGTACCTAAGAACTGGAAGGGCGGTAGATTTATCGCTTGCGAACCTGAGGGCTTAGTGCCCATTCAGCTAGCATTTGATACTTATACCAAAGAAAGACTCCGGCGTTATGCTGGAATCGATCTTTCCGACCAGTCCCGAAACCAAGTGCTAGCGTGGCATGCTTCAGTTATGGGAATTCTCACAACTGCTGATGTCACACAAGCGTCTGACACTGTGGCGTTTAATACCGTCG